CCGGCATAACACCCGGTAAAAATCAAGATTTTTCTGGATTTGGTCAAACTACAACAAGCATGGCAAATAATCAAAGACAAACAAATATGGCATTTAGTATGCCACAAGGTCAGTCTTATAATGATTTAGGGTTACAAGATAAAATAGATATTGCAAATGATTTTATGGGTTCTTATTCAGATTCAGAAGGAAATGTTTTCAATATGTCACCAGAACAATTAGAGTTTTATATGGACTTTGGCCAACAATCTGGCGGAGCAAATGTTGCAAATCTTGAATCAAGGGCAGACGATTTTGAAGAAGCGTTATTTGATCCTAGTCAAGAAACACCTACACTATCAAATGATTTATTAAACTTTTATAGAAGCCTTGTAACGTAATGTCTAAAGACAAAGATATAAAGAATGGTTTAGAAGCTGAGAGAATACTTGGTAGCCAAGTATTTAAAGACGCACTAAAAAATTTAAAAGAAGAATATGTTCAACATTGGCTCAGTTCAAGATCTGTTGGTGATGTAACATTAAGAGAAGATTTTCATAAAGCAATTCTTTTGCTACCAGAAATAGAAAGACATCTAAGAATAATTGCTGAAAAGGGCAAGCTCACAAAATCTCAAATAGATAAAATCAAAAAAATAGTATAAAATTTTCATCAAAGGAGTTTAATATGGCAACACCGGAAAAACCGATTGCATTACAAACAGATAAAGATAAAGCTGTTTCTTCGTTTGAGGACTACTTAGATCCAAGTGAAGATAATGTAGAGCAATCTAACGAAAATGAAACAGAGCAAGAGGAAACTCTTGTTGAAGAAGCTAACGAAGATTCTAATGATGAAGATCTTGTAGAAGATTCAGAAAATGAATCAGAAGAAGATGATGATGATTTAGAAGAAGAGTTAGAAGAAGTAAATGATGTGGAACAAGATCTTGAAGAAGATCAAGAGCAACCAAATTTTATATCAGTCAAAATTGATGGTGTAGAGCATGAGGTCACGCTTGATGAGCTTAAAAATGGATATTCCCGTCAGCAAGATTATACGAGAAAAACTCAGAAACTAGCGGAACAGACAAAATCTGTACTCCAAAAGGAAAAAGATATTTCTCAAAAAGAAGTTCTTTATAATCAGTTGATTCCTAAATTGGAACAAGAGCTAAAACAAGATTTAGTTGATAATGAACCAAATTGGGAAAAAATGGTTGATGAAGATCCGATAGAGTATGTCAGACAAAAACAAGTCTGGGATAAAAAGAGAGCAAAACATGAAAAAGTGTTAGCTGAAAAAAAACGAATTGAAAATGAAGCTATTGTTAAAAGACAAAAGCAGATTGAACAAATTGTAAATGAAGGCAATATAAAACTCTCACAAAGTATTCCAGAATGGAAAAATGACAAAATCAGAGAAAAAGAATTTTCTCAGATAAAAAAATACGCTATTGAAAGTTTAGGATTTAACGAACAAGAAATTGATAACGTTATAGACTACAGGGCAATACTAGGGTTAAGACAAGCTTGGAAGTATTCTCAAACGCAAGAAGCAATAAAGAAGAAACCAACGCAATCTCCAGCAAGAGTAGCTCGTCCGGGATCTACAAACAAACCTGTTAAAACATCAGCTATTAAAAAAGAACGTCAGCGGTTGAAAAAGTCTGGAAAGGTTTCAGACGCCGCCAAAGTGTTTCAAAGGATTATTTAATCTTTTGGGTAAGGAAAATTAAATGGCTAAAATTAGTAACGCATTTGATACCTATAGCGCACAAGCTGACAGGGAAGAGTTATCAGATATTATCTATAACATTTCTCCAATGCAAACGCCTTTTTTATCAAGTGTTGGAAAATCGAACGTAAGTAATGTGGTCTTTGATTGGCAGACAGAATCACTACCTACTCCATCTTCAAGCGGAAAGTTAGAGGGTTTTGAGTTAAGTAGATCTGCTTCTACTGCAACAGTCAGAGAGTCAAATGTATGTATGATCTCATCAAGAGATGCAACAGTAACCGGATCGCAAGAAGCATCAGATGCCGCTGGCAAAAATTCTGAAATGGCTCACCAGCTTGCTTTAATGTCAAAAGCATTAAAAAGAGATATGGAAGAAGCTTTAGTAGGTAATATTGCAAAGGTTTCTGGATCTGCAAGTGCGGCTCGTCAAACAAGATCTTTAGAAACTTGGTATCAATCCAATGTTAATAAAGCTTCTGACGGCGCAAATGGATCAGCTTCTTCTGCTAGAACAAATGGAACAAGAAGAGATTTAACCGAAGCTATGGTTAAAGATGTTCAGCAACAATGTTTCTCAAACGGCGCAGAACCATCAATCTTAATGTGTGGCCCATATAACAAATCTGTTATATCTGGTTTCACAGGTAGATCACAGGCAAGGCAGTTTGTGGACGCTAATGTTGTAGAAGCTTCTGTTTCTATTTATTCTGGTGATTTTGGAGAACTTAGAGTTGTTCCATCAAACAGAAGTAGAGAACAAGCTGTTCATCTACTAGATCCAGAGTTTGCTGGCGTAGCATACTTAAGAGATTTTGAAACTATTGACATTTCAACAATAGGTGACGCTCAAACTAAAATGATAGTCGTAGAATACGGACTTGAAATGAAGAATGAAGCGGCTCACGGAATTGTTGCAGACGTTAAAGTTTCTGATTCTGACGCTGGTTAATAACTAGCATTTTGGGGGGTTTATTGCCCCCCTTCTTATTTTTAAAATGGCCAAAAAAACACTCTTAAACGCAACATATACATCAAAAAATATCTTTGCTACAGAAGATAATAAAAACATTTATCACACACAACAAAACGTACAACCGACAATAGAATATGTAAAAAATTTGAGTTACTTGAAACCAGGTAAAGAAATGCGTCACGTTGCAGAGATTCCTATGGTAATATATCAGAAGATGGTTAGAGATGGATCTATCAATGACAAAAAAGCTTTGAAGAAGTGGCTTAATGATCCGGATAATAAATTGTTTAGAACATGGAAAGGTAAAGTATAAATATGACTTATAGTGAATTAAAAACAAACATAGCATCATATCTAAATAGATCTGATTTAACAAATCAGTTAGATCTTTTTATAGATCAAGCAGAAGCAGAGATAAATAGAAGAGTAAGAACAAAAGACATGGTAAAAAGAGCAAATGCTGTTTTAGAACAACAATACCTTACCCTACCAGATGATTGGCAAGAAGCGATAAACGTTGAGATTACATCTAATGATTTTTCACCTGTATTCCAACAATCAATAGAGTCTTTAGATGTTTATAGAAAGAGCGTAGATAATTCAAGTGGACAACCAATATACTTTGCTATTGTTGATAACACACTAGAGTTTGCACCAACCCCAGATCAAAATTACGACATACAGTTGACTTATTATGCAAAACCAACACCATTGAGCGATTCTAATACCTCAAACTTTATATCAAATGACCACCCAGATTTATATTTATACGGATCTCTAAAACACGCTTCTATTTTTTTAATGGAAGATGATAGAGTAAATTTATTTAATGATCTCTTTGAAAAAGCATTAGAAGAGATAAGAATGGAAGATTATAAATCTCAATATGCAAAAGGATCTTTAATGCAAAGAAGAAAAACTTATGGAAAAGCTAAGAAAAACGTTTATTATATGAAGAACAGTTAGGAGAAAATAAATTATGTCATTTAGTAATTTTTTAGAATTAGAAGTTTTAGACCACGTTTTTAGAAATTCTGCTTATACAGCACCATCAACCATTTATGTTGCTTTATTTACTTCCGCCCCAAATGATGCTGGCGGGGGAACAGAAGTTTCTGGAAACGGATATGCACGACAATCAATGGCTTTTAGTGCGGCTTCTAGTGGCTCAATATCTAATAGTGGATCTGTTGAATTTCCTACAGCTACAGGATCACAAGGCACAATAACTCATGTCGGATTATTTGATGCTTCATCAAGTGGCAATTTGCTTGCCTATGGTGCTTTATCAGCAAGTAAAACTGTAGATAGTGGAGATGTATTTAGGTTCAACGCAAGTTCAGTAACTATCTCATTGGATTAACACATGGCCCAACAAGGATATGGGTTTGGTAGTTATGGCAGATCAAATTGGGGTGATACTCAATATGATTTGGGAACATCTTCCATATCAGTTAGTTCATCAGTTGTTGCCACAGGGATACAGATTGATGTTGGACAAACCTCTATAAGTGTTTCAGCATCATTATCTTTATCTGGACAAATATTACATGATGGCACAAGTTCTATATCGTCAAGCGCTTCTTTATCTCTTTCTGGATCTTTAATAAATTTAGGTCAAAGCGCAATATCTTCTTCATCTTCATTATCAGCTACAGGGGTACAAATTGATTTAGGCCAAACATCAATATCAGCTAGTTCGTCATTTTCATCACAAGGAACAATGATTGATTTAGGTCAAACCACAATATCAGCAACATCTAGTGTTGGATCTTTGGGTGGAATTATATTAGAAGGCGGAGCATCAATAATTAATAACTCTAGCATTTCCATAGATGGTCGTTTAAAATGGGAAGAAGAAATAAATCCTTCTGTAGTTTGGACAAATCAAACAAATCCATCTACAAGTTGGACAGAACAAATATCAAATAGGTAAATATGGCAGATACAAACACAACAAATTTAAGTCTAGTAAAACCAGAGGTCGGGGCATCTACAGATAGCTGGGGGACAAAATTGAACAATAATTTGGACACAGTTGATGCAATTTTTAGCACATCTGGCACAGCAGTTTCAATGGGAGCAGTAACTTTTGGTGGCAATGTAATCATTCAAGGCACAACACCAAAACTAACTGTAGGAGATGGCGGTGAAGAAGACATCATGGTTTTATATGATGGAAACGCGGTCGATTTTCATGTCGGAATTGACGATTCAGCAGATGCGTTTTTGATCGGGACAGGATCTTCATTAGGCACAAATCCAGCAGTTGAAATTAGTTCAAGTAGAGTTGTTAAATTTAACAATGCTTACACCTTTCCAACCTCAGATGGTAGTGCTAGTCAAGTTTTACAAACAGACGGAAGTGGTGCTTTATCTTTTGCAACAATAAGCGGTGGGGTTGATGGTATATCTACATCAGCTAATGCTACAGCTTTAACGATAGATTCAAGTGAAAGATTGTTTACAAGTAATGAGTTAGTGGTAAATCACAGTTCAGTTTTATC